CCAAACATAAGAATGATTTTTATATGGATTTAAACACTGGTATTAGAGAAATTCTTGATAGTAATATAGTTGATGCATACGTTCTTTTTGATGGTATGGTTTACAAGTTTAACAGTGGCAATCCTTCAGGTTGTCCTGATACTGCTAGTAGAAATACTAAAGTGCATCTAGATTATATTGCATATTCTGCTTTGTTAATTCGTTTCCCCAATGATTACTCACCAAGACCGAAGGTGAGTGTTGAGAAGTCTTTGAAATATTTGACTTATTTCTTTAGTGTTACTCGACATGCAATATTTGGAGACGATCATGCATCTTCTGTTCATCCATATTGTGAAATATATGGAATTCATGATCAGAAGGCTTTAACTCTTGCGTATAAGTGTATGGGACTTAAATACACTAATGATGTGAAAGATTCTTTAGAAGAATATTCTTATAGAAGTATATTGGATATTACTTTTTTAAAGAGAAATTTTGTTTATGATAATAAAAGAAAAAGATGGATAGCACCTTTGTTATTAGATTCAATTAAAAAATCTTTGGATTGGATGAGTGATTCTAAAACAGCTGATGCTGATTTTTTGAATACGATAAATACTGCTATTTGCGAGTATAGTCTTCATAGTGAAGAGGTTTACTACCGAAATGATAATCAGGTAGTAAAAGCTTCACGTGAGATTCTTGGATTTAGTCCTAAGTATTATAAATGGCAAGATATGAGAGATATATGCTTGGCCATAGATGAGATATTTTGACTCCTAATGGTAATGATCAAGCATGTGACATATGCTGCATTGAACCGTGTTATTTTAAATAAACAAGTCTTGTTTCAACAGTGGCGAGTTGAGCAATATAAGCTATTCTGTATATTCGTATCCAATTTACAGTCTATTTCCCAAAGATACGAACCCCCCTCCGTGATGTTTACATCGATTATGGATAATTCAACACAAAATACGACGCTGGAGACGTCTGAAAAACTCCAAGATACCGCTAATGAGATAACTGTGTTTCACACTTTGGAAGGTGCTGATACTAATTTTTCCAACACGATACCGTTGCCGTTGCCAGACACTGGTGCTATAGCAGATATTCGCTCATTTATGAGAAGACCTTTGATTGTAGCTACTGGAGCTTGGTCGACTGCACAAACTTTTAATACTGATTTATTTGATATTGATCTTTTTGCTTCTCTCATAGGTAATACTATGTGGAATGATAAGATTAAAGGATTTAGATATCTCAAATATACCTCTGTGGTCAAAGTCATTTTTAACCCTTCACCATTTCATTCTGGATCTGTTTATGTTTGGTGGAATCCTATTCCTGTACTCATGAGAAACAATGATCTTATTGATCTCAATGGCATGCATACTAGGGATTTGATTTGTAAGAGTCAAAAACCTGGTACTTTGTATGTTTGTGGAGAGGATTCTGTTCAAATATCAGTTCCATATGTTGCACCTACTCTATCTATAGATAAGTTAATTACTACTAGATGGGATTCTGGATCAGTGGTTGGTACTATTGCTGGTGCTTTACGCACTGGTACTGGTGCTTCTACTGTGAATTATACAGTTTATTTACACTTTGAAGATTTAGAACTTTATGGCCCATTTGTTCCTAATGGTTTTAGTGCTAGTGGTGGTGGTAAGAGATCACCATCTCGTAGAATAGGAAGTAGCAGTGAAGAAGAAGCTCCTGTTCCACCTATTAGTAGTATGTTGAATACTGGTACCGCAGTATTCAATTCTTTGTCGGATATTCCTTTTCTTAGTTCTTTTTGTAAACCTGCTGCTTGGGTTACTACAGCTCTGTCTGGAGCAGCTGCAGCAGTTGGTTGGAGTAAACCAGATTTACAGTCCCCCGCTTGTTATATGAATAAGAATTTCCATCATGGATCTGCTAATGCTTCTGGAGTTAATTTGAGTGATAAATTGAGTGTTATGGGAGATAATTTTTTGACTGTTAATACAGGTATATCCTTTAGACAAGAAGATGAAATGAGTATAAATTTTATAAAGAAACAATGGTCTATTATTAATAGATTTAATTTTTTGAATACCAATATTCATGGAGATTTATTATATACTGTTGAACTTGCTCCCAGTAGAATGATTAGTACATTCACTCTGCCCTTGAGTGTTGGTACTCAAACGATATATAATCCTACTCCTATTGGTTATTTGGGAGATTTGTTTCAATATTGGAGAGGAGGTTTAGAATGGCGATTTGTTATTTTGAAAACAGGATACCACGCTGGTACTATATCCATATCCTATACCCCTAGAGGTGTTGCTACTTCTATTTCAGATGTACAATATTTGCACAAAGATATTGTAGATATACAAGAAGGAACAGATATTTGTTTTACAACTCCATATGTTGCTGCTGAACCTTGGAAAAATTCAGATGAAGATGTAGGATCTTTACATGTTCATGTTATTACGCCCTTGAGATTTCCAGATACTGTTAGTAATACTGTGGAATTTTTGGTTTTTGTTAGAGGAGCAGAAGATTCTGAATTTGCTGTTCCAAAAACAGATCCTTTAAGACCTGTCTTTGTTGCTAATGGTGTGGAAGTTGAAGAAACTGGTACGATTTGTACTGGTGGAGTTGGTTCTGCAAAACAAAGAAGTGTGGAGAGTGCTTCTGCAGAATTTTGTATTGGAGAGAAGATCTTGTCTTTGTCCTCTTTATTAAAACGATCTGTTCCTTTGTATTTATCTACTTTGCCCCCTGCTACTGCTACTTGGTCCCAGTCTTTCTTCATTCAACCTTATTATGCAGGAACTGCGTACTTTTCTCAGGTTGCTGGAGTATATACAAGTAATCAGTTACATCTCACAGGAGATTATTATTCAAGATTTGCATATTTGTACTTGTTAGGTAGAGGATCATTAAGAATTAGAGTTGCACATCCAGCTACTAGTACTGGTATGATTTCTGCAGCTATTACTGTTCCTGCTATTACGAATACTTTTGGACAGGGTGTTTCATCATTAAATGATACTGATCGTAGCACTGTTGCTGCGATTCCAGCTACATTCCATCAGACTACCACAGAATGTGGTACTTCTGTTCAAGTTCCTTTTTATAATAAAAATATGGCATGTTCACCCACTACTCCGCTTGGAGTTTATATGCCAAATTATTCGTTAGTTGTTAGACATCAAACCGATCCTGTGCCTACTTTTGTAATGAGAAGTGCAGCCGACGATTTCTATTTTAGTTCTTTCCTTGGTATTCCTACCATGGTACAAAATTTTTCTTAAAATACAAAAACATTAAAATATTAAAATCAAAAATATTTCTAATTTTAGTTAGTTTTTTCAATTTATTTGAGTTTGTTCGAAAGTATATGATTTTTATCCTAGTGATATCTAGGTTTTTTCATTACGACGTTTCCGTTAGAGAAATGACCTTATTATATACTTTCGGGTATATAGTTAGCATATTTGCTGTCTGAGCGTTTTAAACCGTCACAGCCAGTCTGTATGTGGACGTTTCTT